ATCTCGGGGAATTCTGCTGCTACCTTTCCGACCATTCCGCCGGGTGGAACTTGCGTAGAGTGGTTGCCGAGTTCGAGCATTAGCGAGTATTCTACGTTATTCGTGAAATAATGCACACCGAACGGTTGAGCCTCGATCCCGGCGATGAATTCCGCGCGAGATGAGTCTCCACTTTTGTCGGTAGTTTTCGTCATGTCCGAAGACGGAGAACCCATGTTGTGGTGCCACGAACCCTTGAAAGTACCTGGGTCGTATCCTTCTGGTGCAGGGGATTTCCACAATTCGGGTTTGCCTATTACCGAGTATTCAAGCAGACGATCGCCGACTTCGAGCAAAACCTGTTTCGCTTTCCGCTCTACTTCAGCGAGCATCTGCGCTTTTGCGGCGGCGAACTGTTCAGAAAAAGAGGGCATCACTTCTCATTTGTGAGAATTTACTGACGGATACGGCAATCATACAACACCGGAGTCCCGCCCGGTTCGGTAGCCTTTATTTCGACGATGTTCCACTCGCTGCCGTTAGCCAGGAATATGTGGTCGTCCAGTTCCGGTCGCGCTCCGTTAGCCGCCAAGTATAAGTTCCTGTCAGCGCCCTGTACCAGAGTGCCGTTCTGGAGCACTTCGCCGAATTTCATGCGCAGGTAATCGAACACCGCGCCTTTGAGGGTCGAGTCCGCGGTAGAGGGCGTCATCACCCCGTTGGTGTACACGCCGGCGCCGAACTTGCGGAGTACGACATTCTGGCCGAATTTCGAGAGAAGGCGAAGCGACGTCGCAGCGGCGTTGTCGTAGATGCTCATGCCTTGGCCTTCTTTTTCGTCTGTCTAGCGTACTCGGTCATCAGCGATTGCGATATGTTCTGCATGGCGTAAGCCTCGAATTCGAGACTCGGCTTCCTCTCACCGATATTTTTGCGGATTCTACGCCACAGGTGCATGGCCTCGTGTACCAGCATGGCGTTCACTTGCGGGGCTGTTCGGTGTTTTGTGCTGCCCAGAGCCACGATGCACGCAGTAGTTCCGTTTTCTAGGTAGAACGTGTGGAGTACCGCATCCGCCCCCGGAAGCAGGAATTCAGGACGGTCATTCTCCGGGAGACCGATGCGCTTCAGTTCTTTGTAGAACGCCTTTTCGCTCAGGCAGAGCCCATAACTGATCGGTGACGATACCAGCGTCCGATCGCAGTACCTCATCACCCTTTCACCAGCCCGACAGCCACGCCGCCGAGTGACGACAAGAATGGGGCAAGGAGGGCTTCTACGGCGTCAAATTGCACGCGCTGTGCGCTGCCCTGCTCGTACTTCACGGTGATCGGGCCGATGGTCTCCTGGGACGCTTTTTGCGTAGCATCGGGGAACAGGTCGGTGCCGGATAGCGCCTTTTGAGCGAGGATGATGTTGGCGTCTGAAACTTCGACCGGGACTACGTCAGGCTGGACGATGTAGCGCCACGAACTGTGCGCCCCGTAGGCTACGGGTTCAGTGCTTACGCCGGCGCGGGGCCAATCCAGAGCCTGCGTCGCAATCCGGCGAATCCCCTTCCAGCGTAGCCGGAAGGACTGTTGCATGAAGCGCGCGCCGAGGCGTAACGCGACCTCGATCTGGGTGTCCGTAAACGCCGCGTAGGCGAAGCCGAAGTTGTCAGAATACGTCTTGAAGGCCGCCACCGATGCGAACGCCTCCGCGCCGACTACTACGCTGCCATCTTCTACGAGCAGGCTCACAATTTACACTAACTCGTCAGAAGCGGTTACCCCACGGGCCATGTCGAGCAGTTTGGCTTCGCCCGTCATGTGGTGGAACTCGACACCGTTCTCGGTCAGGTACGCTTTCAGGGCGACCTTGTCCATGGCGCCGAACTGGTCATCGTCTGGGACTGGCGCTTTGGCGGGGGCGTCGAACAGAACGTCGTCTTCCGTCAGGTCGGCAGTGTTCTTGATGAAATACCCGTCCGGTTGGTGGTCGGGATTATCGGATTTTACTTTTGAGGTTTCGATCATGATGGTTCCTGTGGTTAGTTTTCTAGAGGTGAGACCTGCAACACCCCGCCTGTGGATACCTGGAATGCGGCCACGTGATCAAAGCCAATCGCGTCGAGAACAACCGCATCTCCGGGTTGTACCAGCATGTCACCTGCCGCTGCGGGTGTTTTGCTTCTGTATAGGCAAGTCGGCCATAGCTAGTTACCCTCGTAAGATTCGTTCTGTCGCTGCTGCCCCCTCGTGAGAAGGGGCAGATGCTACAGTTTCAGGTGTTAGCCTATTGTGAGGGCTGCGTACTCGGGGCGGATCATACCGACTCCCCAGGCACACGCAACTTCTATTTTTTTCTGCCTGTACATATCATACTCGGCGACTTGGAAAATCAATTTCGATACCGGATCTTGAATGTACGTCACCGCACTCGCAGAATCCCCGCCTTGAGGCATGTATGGCGCACGGGTAGCCAGCATCATGGCGCCGCGGTGGAACACCATGTTGCGGTCGGTAGCCGCTACGGTGGTAATCGCCGTTGCAGAAGCCGGGATCGCTTGGCGCAAGCCGGGAGCCGCAATGACGAGGGTGGTGGATGCGCTCGCCACATTCGCCACCCCGGTAACTACCACGTACTGGTTCGTATCGCCGGCGAAGGTGATGATGTCACCAGCGATGATCGTACCTGTACCCGCCGCAGCGGTCGGGATATTGGTTACGCCAGCCGCAAAACCGGCAGCCGTAGTAGTAGCCGAACCGTTGTTGGTCCCTGCGGTTACTGCGGTCTTGACCGCAGCAGACGTATGCAGCGCCACGCCCATGATGTCGCCGATGATGCCTTTGCGCAGCATGTCGCTGGTGCCGGCTTCGTTGACCTTGAACAGAACGCTCTGCTTGCCACGGATATTGGCGATAGCCGAAGTGCTAAGAACAGCGTGCAGATCGGAAGTCGGTGCGCCGTTGTCTTCCAGAATCTTCAACGCCAGAGACATGTCGGTGAAGTCATTCGCGGTAGCGAACGGCTGTACATTGTACGTGCCGACGGCGCGGGATGCCTTGAGGTGCAGAGCAGCCAGATCAGCTTCGATCAGGCCAGAGATGTTGCGGAACGCTTGTGCGAACTGCTGGGCGTATACAGAACCCGCGATGCCCGTCTGTTCGAGGGTTTGCTGTTCCTCACCAGTCCACATGATCGGATAGGCGTACTGGTTAGTGATCGCCATCGTCACGTTGGTCGGGGTCATGCCTCCGGTGTCGGGCGCATAAGAACCGGGGGTGATGGCTACCGCCGTACCCTGAGGGACAATCGGGATATTTACCGTTTGGCCGATGGCGACGGTGTCGACGCTGGAATTGCGAGCCACGGCGGGAATGAAACCGATCTGTTCGCGGGCTACTTCGTTGATACCCGCGTACATCGCTGGTGTCAAATACGGCAATGTGTTAGCTGAAGCCATGGTGTTTCTCCTTGCAAGTTGATGGATGATTGGTTTTAACTCATCGCGTCAACCCACAAGGTATCCACGTTTCCGGCACAGCCAGAGGTATTGCTAATTCTTGCACCTACCGCACAACGGTTGGTTTTATTCTTTTAGCGATCTACGATCTGTATTCCAGATGCGATGATCTCGTGCCGCTGGTGTAGCGGCGTAGCTTCAAACTTTTCACGGCTCATCGTCTTCGCGCCGCCTTTGCCTGCACCCTGGAAGCTGCTGCTCCCGGTGTTGCCGTTGACGAATAGCGTGGGGTGCGTACCACGCAAATCCTCGTACCACTCTTTCAAGCTGTACGGTGCTTTCCCGCTTTTGCCCATAGCCCCGTCTTTCGGGACCGTGTTACCCTCGTCGTCGAGAGAGAACACTTTTTCGGCGAGCAACTGTGCCAGTTCCAGGGCCGAGGGGTGGAGGTCGGCAGGCGCTGCCGCCCGGACTTCGCCCTGCATCAGCCGTGCGTTGAAACGTGTTGCGTATTCTTTGGCCTTCGTGACTTCGGCCTTCGCTTCTTCGATCTGCCGGGTGGTGTCCGCGTCTTTCTTTGCGAACCGGAGGTTCAAGACCTCATCCAGCTTGCCTTCGGCGATCAGTTTGGCTTCTTCGCTACTGTCGAAGTGGGCCTGCATGGCGCGGATTTTATCCACGTCGATACCTTCGTACTGCTTCTGCAATTTCTTCTTCTCGTCCAGCAACGTAGCGGAGGTCGCCCTGAGCGTTGCGATTTCTGCGAGAAGCGCTTTGTTGTCTGGTGCTGCGGTTTGTGTTTGCGTACCGCCCGTATCTGTGGTGCTGGTTCCGTCACCTGCTTCGTCTTGCTTGATAAATCTGCGTTTTACGAACAATTTTCATCTCCCACAAGGATTAGGCACCTCGGCACAGCCAAGGTTTGCAATCGGGATGCTAGGGGATAGTTTTTTATTTGTCAAGTAGAAAAGAAAAAGGCTCCTGGTGGGGAGCCTTTAGAGGGTGGAGGGGTTGGTTTTGCTATTTGGCTCTTACGCCTGTGGGGATACTGATACTGCCTCCTTCCGCCAGAATCGCGCGGGCTGCTGCTTCGCCCATCCCGCCCAGATAAAAGGCTTTTAAAAACTCAGCAAACTCAGCTTCCGTTTCGAGCGTAACCGTGACGGGTGTGAAGTAGTTCCTCTTAGCTTGATCAAGTATCATTTTTGGTCTCCTATTTTAGTAAGGTTAGCTTCGCCCCGAGCGCTCTCTTGACGGCGGTAGTCATATCCTCGTATTTCAAAATTTGTACCTTGGTCAGAGCCGCGTTGCGTGAGTCGCACACCTTCAGCATGCGCGCCAGCATGTCATAGGAGTCCGCCGTGGTGGCCTTTCCTGCTACCTGCGACCGATACATGCTCTTTGCTATGACTGACATGCGGTCGAAGTCGCTCATCGCCAGCGCTCGGTACGTGGCTTTTGCGTAGGCTGCGTCAATGCCCGTTATCATGGATACCACCGCAGCGGCCCTGCACGGCGCCGAGGTCCAAGTACGGACCTTTACGCCACAAAAGTGTAACAGGTCGTCGTGTGGTTCGCGGATGCGGTCTATCACCGCCGAGAGTGCTGGGTAGGTGAGGTTCTTCCCTGCCTTGCCGAATGCGATTTTAGCCAGCAATTTCGCCGTCTCGACGATACGGCGGTCTTCTTTCAAGGCATCCGCAGCGGTGCGTCTAACCCCGTTGTCTATCACCTCAAAAGCCTTAACACTGAGGCCACGCGTGACGAGGATATCGAAGCCGCCGCCGCCTGGCATTTCGCTTATAGCCGTAAGGCGGTGCTGTCCGTCACCGAGAGCGCCATCTTCGAGAAAGCATACACCCTGATGGGTTTGCACATACTCCCCGTTTAGGAGAAGTGCTTTCCACCAGTCTACCATGTGTCGCCTGAGTGGCCTGTTGCACGTATTGTGGGTAAGCATTTCAGATGCAATCGCGGGGGTTATCCGCTCCAGTGCCGTAGTTACCATGCTGTTCTCCTGTGGTTAATCAAAATCCGATAAGCAGCATCTTAACAGAAGCTAAAGACTAAAAGCAAGCGTTTCCGCAAGGAAAACGCGATTTATTTTTATGGGGTCTGCACCGTAGGGTTCAACTGGTCGGTGAGAGGCTGGTCAGGAATACTCGGGGCGGCGACTGGGGCGGCAACGGAGTCTAGCCCGGTGGATGCCTTGATGCGTGCTTGTTCGGCTTCGAAAGTGATGTCAGCGGGGATGTCGCCCTTGGCCTGAAGCAATCCGAACTTGGTTTCGTCGCTAATAGCTCCGCTCTGCCACCCCTTAATGATGCTCAGACGCTCCGTTGGGTCCATCGGGGTGTTGAAGAAATCATTATTCAAAACGCAACTGGTGCTGGAAGGATCGTTCCCTGTCCAGGCAACAAAGGTCTTGAGCGCCTGGGTCACTCCCTCGGAGATAGTCTGGCCGACGCTGGCTAGAACGCTGTGCTCGCCACTAAAGTGGATCGCGGCGGTACTCGCACCTTCTTGGCCGCCCGGTAGGTGTACTTCCAGCAACCGGGAGCCGATGATCACGGCCTGGTCCTCGATGCGGTCCAACGCCTTCTCTAGCGCGGGGAAGCCCTGCGCCCCGACCTCGAGCATGTTGGCTTTGGAGCCTACGGCCGGAAAAACCCATGCTACACCCCCCATGCGCAACTTCTCGCCGGGTTTGAGTTCCAGCCCAGAAATCCAGGGCTGCGGAATCCCACTCCAAAATGTTCCGTGCATGAGCGAACTGGTCAAGCCGTAGTGCGCGAGGTTCAGTTCCACCAAGTCAATCAGCGGGGCCTCGTCTACGTCAGGCCCGGTACAGTCTGCTGAGATGAAGTAGAACGGGATATAGTCAAGGGGTTTTCCGCCGAGTCTGGGGAAATACTCCTCCAGAGTAACGTCTACGTCCTTCTCGTCGTCGTGTTCCATCACACGAACGCGATATACCGGGGTTGGCAACCCGGTCAGCGGGTCTGGCACGTCCAGCAAATCAAGCACCCGGTACTGGTCTGATTCTGTGGCCGAGAACTCGTCAACGAGTTCGCTGTGCTCTTCCTTGATGACTACCAAGGACAGCACTTCTTTGTTATCGACCTTACGAGTAGCCCAATTGGTGATGGCTTCTGGCTCTACTGGGTGCATACTCGGGCGTAGATTCAGGTTCAGCGCATCGGCCAGCGTAGCCGCAGAGCCCGCGCTTGGGAAATTCACCCACAAGCCGATACGTCCGGTGGTCAGTACTTCTTCGATCACCTCGCCGATCAGGGCTTTCAGGGACACGCCGCTTAGAGAGATGTTGTCCAGCATCGGCTGCACCGAAGGCGGAACCTTGACTACGGCTTCGCGCCGCTGGAGCATACCCCGGTAGCCTATCATGGTGCGGTAGGCGAAGTTAACTAAAACGGTGTTCTTGAGCCGGATCGCGTAGCTCTGGTCATCTTCTTCGTAATAGGGGGGCAGGTATTCGGTGGACTTGTTCTTGAGAACGCGGTTCCCGCCCTCGATCACGTCGGAGCACTTCACCCAAGACGGATGGAAGGTATCATAATCTTCATGTGTGGCACGAACGCCGCGGGCGGGGGTGATAGCCATGCGAACTCCTTGAGGGTTTTACCTGTTCGCGTGAGGGTAGCATGGTGGCTTAATTAAATCAAATCGTAACCTTTGCGGCGCATGAACTCTTCGTGGGGTAGTACACCCTTCTGGAGATTACACGGAGGGCATAGATACTGTAGGTTGCTAGGCCAGTTTGATCCCCCTCGCGAAAGTGGTTCCCTGTGGTCCAGATGGTTCTCCTTCGTCACGTCGGTCCCGCAGTATCCGCAACGACCCTTTTGCGAAGCCATCAAATCTCTCAAGTCCTGTGTTGTGTGACTTCCCTCTGCGTTCGCTAATATGGCCCTCCGGCGGTGCGTTATTACCTTACGCTTCTCGGGGTTAGCCGCGTGGTGTTTAGCGGCGTATCCCCGCACCTTGTCCTTATTTCGCAGGCACCAAGCGGCCTGAACGGCATGGATTTCTTTCTTTTTGCACTGATACCTGATTTTCGCAGCGGCTTTTACCTTAGCGCGGCCTTCTGGGGTGCTGTACTTTTTCGCGTTAGCTGCTCGCACCTTCTCCGGGTAGTTCAGCCTGTATTTTCGCCTATCCTGTTGGATTCGCGCTTTGTTCCCTCGATAGTACGACCTTTTGTTCGCCAGTGCTCTCTCCCGGTTGTTCCAGTACCACCGCCTAGAAGACGCCATCCTCGCCTCTTTGTGCGCTGCGTAACTAGCTCGGCATTTCGCGGCATTCTCTCCGGGGTGGCTATCCCTGTACGCCTTAGCCTCCGCAGAAAGCCTAGCCTTATTGGCTTCGTACCATACTTTTCGCACCGCATCCCTGTGATCTTTCGCCGCAGCTAGGCGCGCCCGTATCCGGTCGGCGTTCTTTATTGCGTATTCCGCTTGGTATGCGGACATGTGCGCCTTAGTGGCTAGCTTGTACGCCATCCGGCATGGGCGACATTTCCCGTCGTTCGTTCGCTCAGTTATGATCTCGCACTTAGGGCACCAGTGGGGTTCTGTATGTTGTACGAAGTTTTTGGCACACTGCTTACACGCCCCGCTCGGGAAACGCTCTTGGTCGGACTTACATTTTCTACAAAATTTGATTGTCATGCAGATACTCTCCATAGCAATTGGGTTCCGCATTGGTAATCCAGTGATGGAGCACTGGAAAGGCTGGCCGGCCCTGTCCCAAATACGGAATTCAGTATAGCACGTTATACGGGATTAGAAAACCCGGATTTTGGTCATGTATCGGGGTTCCGATAACCTGGCGAATGCGCGGGAAGAGCCGTCTACCTGGTCGTCTTTAAGGCGTGGGTCGCCACAGAAGCTCTGTAACTCGCTCAGGTAAGCATCCGTCCATCTAGCTTCCAGCACATCGGCGTTACCCACATTGCACTGACTGGCGAATGGCTCCGCTCGTGTGACTTTATCCCCTGATTCTAGGCTGGAGTGGACGCTGTACCCGGCGAGTTTCTTGGCAAGGTAGGTGGCTTGAAATTTCCCCGCCTGTCCAGGGTCTATCGGGATTGATTGCTGAACTTCGTGCCCGTCGTTGTGTGCCGTAGTTAGGATAAGCCTCTCTACCTCGTCGGGAGTGCCCTGTATCCGCTTGACATCGGCAACGACATACCTCTCAGTGGCAGGGTCGTAGCCGACCTTGACCCCTACGGTGAAGTCCGGCGAGGTTCCTTTGCGGATGGCTGACGATGCCAGGTCCCAGCCACGCACGAAGCGGCATCCCGCCGGGATCGCTGAGACCCTTTTTATGTTCTCGGTCTTGAATACCCCACCGTCTTTTTGTGCCAGTGGATCACCCTCCCATACGTGAAGGTAGCGATCATAATCTGATTTTTTTAAGGCCTCCATCTCCTCCAGAACCCCTTCGGCGAGGAAAGGATTGTCCCGGAATGAGACTTTACGAACGTCCATCCGTTCGGGGTCGTACTCGGTTATAAATCTACGGTAGGTCGGGTCTGTTATCAGTCCTGTATTGAATGAACACCATATCTCACTTTTAGGCGTTCGGATAACTGTAGGAATGAGAATCTCCCACGATTCATCCGGTACATCATCCGCCTCCTCGATCCACGTTATAGTGGCCCCTTCGACAGATTTTAGATTCTCTTTAATCGAGTTCGGTCCTACCCCCTTAAATATGGCAGAACTACCGTTGTGGGGTACTCTCAGGGCGTTGTCTGTTATCTCGAAAAATGACCGTAGGCCAAGGGCTTCTACGCGGTCTACTAGCAGTTTGTGGACCGAGTCGGCCATCGTTTTTTGGACAGAGCGCCCACAGACGACGAACTCCTTCCCTGTATACATCCTGAGCACCACGGCCATGGCGAATTGCCACGATTTTCCAGAAGCCCTGCCGCCGTACCTTACGAGGAACCGTTTTCGCTTATACCCTGGCGAGACTAAGCGCCCCGCCGTATCGTAGGCGGGGTCGCTATCCTCCTGGAATATGGACTGGAATGCCTCGGGGACGTTGACTAGTTCTTCGCTCATCCCCCAATACTACACTACCTACCCCCGAATCCTCAAACTCCGAGAGTGGTCCGATGCGCAATCGGCGTCGCACCAACGCCTTCCTTCCTCTACAACCTCGGCACACCACAAGCAAAAACCCGTAGCCTCAAGCGCCGGATCAGGAACCCGCGCAGCCGCGATTGCAGCGATCTCTGTCAAGCTGCTCAAGATCCGAAGCCTGGTCAAATTGGTCAGCCATTCTGCCTCCCCTTACTCACAGGTCGTTGCGCCATGAAATTCCCGCAGCGGTCATCGCCGCCCGCGGGTTTGAAATCCGAGAACGACTGGTAGCGGCTCGCCGGTTCGGCGGTGAAGCGGCGGCACAGTTCGCGGCTCGGGCACTTGTTGTTGCAGCACATGGTAAAATCAGCGCACATCTTCTCAAACCCCTTTCAAGTTATTTTCTACCTCGAACTCCTGCACCGCGGCGCAGTATTTGGCATTCTCCTGCCCCTGTACCACCTCACAATACGGCGGCTCGTCGGGGTCGTCAGCGTTCAGTGAGTTGCAGCCTTCGCAGCTTCCTCCACCGAAGTAGTTGTTCCAGTAATATTCGGCGAAGCGGTACTTGCTGCACCGGCCTACGAACTTCCTGTGCGGGAAGCGGTAGGCACCGCAATCGCACACGCCGGCAGGGTGGCTGTGCTCCACCTTGAGCCTGTAGGTTTCGACGTACCAGCTTTGGCCACCGCACCTCGGGCACTCAGGCTGCTTCTTGTACGCCTCTGGCATCTTCGGTAGCGACTTGCGCTGAGTACACTTTACGCCATCGGTTCTAGTCAAACAACGGCAGGGTACAGCCACTTCACTCAAACCCCTCCGCTAACCGCCGAATCTTCATCTCGCATTCTCCTGGCGCAACGCCGGTGTGTCCCGCCAGCGTCAAGAGCAACTGAATCCACTTCGGGTCGTTCGTGTCTCGTGCGGCAAGCGCCCGCTTCGCCATCTCGGTAAACTGCTCAGGGGTGTATTTGCTCATGCCCGCTCCTTGACTTCGGGTTTACCGCCGTCTATCCCGATCAGGATAGTCATCGCGGTGGTCTGCTCCTCCAAGAACTTCCGGCATTCGAGGTGGTCGGACACCTTCGAGACATCAATCACGTTCTTCGTACCGTCTTTGTACCTCACAGCACACCTAAATTCGCTCATTCCGCAAAATCCTTGAATTGATCAGATTGTGCCATCGTGAGCTGGCCCAACTCTATCGACGCTTCGGCTGACACCGAACTGTCCATCGCAAAGTCGGCGGCCATGCCTGCTGCGGTGAACATCTCCAGCGCCAAGG